GTGCTTTAGCATTTTTATGCTTTTCCATCGATTCTGTTAAAGCATCAATGGCATTTTTTTCCAAACCTAAAGCGGTCAACTTTTGAAGTAATTCATCCTTTTCTTTTTCTGAAGCTTCTGTATTTGTCTTAAATTTTTCACTTATACTTTCCGAAAGAGTTTTCTCTCCTTTAATTTTTTGTTTAATGGCTTCTATTTCTCTTCGGCTTGCAGCTTCGGTTGTACCCATATATTCTACCGACAATTTAAGACGAAGCTGATAAAGCTTTTGTTTTTTCTCTTCTTCGGAAAGTCCAGATTTTATAATTTTAGCTTCTTCAATCCCAAACTCCCGTTGGATACGATTATATTCTTTATAATTAGTGGTTAGTTCTTTCCAAGCTTTTTGAACCTTTAAAATATCAGTCTTCCATCTTGACCACCCCAAACGAATGACGCTTAATCCAGTTTCCATTGCAGACGCCAATTCGTTCCAAGCCAATTTTAAAACATTAAAAAGAACCTTAATACCCTTTATTGCTTCTGAGACAAACGCCGCCGAATACGCAATTCCGATCAAGGAGTCGGATAAAGCCTCTCCTATTTTAGAACCCTCGTCCGACAAACTACGAATCCCGTCGGCCAAAGATTTTAGAAGAATCTTGAGCGTATTCCCTGCTTTATTACTATCTAAAACTTGAAGCGTAAATCCCTCATAAGCAGAACTTACAGCCTTTAATGCCCCCGCAACATTGTTATCCATTTCCCAGGCAAAACGAGCGGCGTTACCTTCCGCCTCCCCCAATACCTTCAACATTTTTTGGAGTGCTGGGACGTTTTGAACCAACGCAAGAAAAGCCGGACCACCTCGGATTTCAAACAACTCAAGAGCCTTGCCCAAATCAATAGATTTAGTGGCCATATTTTCCATAACTTTGGTAAATCCCAGAGTCTGAATATCAACGTCCTTCATCGTCAAGCCCATTTCTTTTAGGGCTTTTCGTGCCGTCGCTGTGGGCTTGGCGAGTTTTGACATTATAATTCGGAGCGCGGTTCCACCAGCGGAACCCCTGAGGCCAGCGTCGGCCAATACCGTAAGCGCGGCGGTAGTTTCCTCGAAAGAAATGTTTGACGCCTTAGCAGCCACAGCAGCGTACTTAAACGCCTCTCCTAAGTCGTTGACGTCGGTAAGTGCGGCGTTTGCAGCAGTAGCAAGAACGTCGGCTACTTTTGTCGCGTCTTTAGCCTCAAGCTTGAAAACCTTGAGAGCGGTTCCAACGAGTTTGGCCGCTGAGGCCAAATCCAAAGCCCCTGCTTGGGCCAGCATGAGAACGTCGTCAACCACTTCAATTGTTTCAACAACGGAAAGTCCAGCGCGGGCAAGCTCAACCATTCCGCTCGCCGCTTCTGTGGCGGAGAATCGTGTTGAACTTCCTAAGGCTTTTGCCCGATCTTCAAGTTTTTGAAATTCCTCCGCCGTAGCTTGGGTAATCGCCTTTACGGTAGACATGGCTTGACCGAACTCAGCCACGGTAGCAATGGCTTTTCGCCCGATTGTGAACGCACCAAAAAAGAGTAAAAGCCCTTTTAAAGAGAAAAGACTTTTCTTTAATCTTGCTGTGCTTTTCGTAAAAAGGCCAACACCGAAAGCTGCCTTGCTTGCGCTTTTACCTGCTGCAATAAACCTACCCCGGCTATCTCGTAATTGACTCCCAGTTTTCTTTGCGGCTACACCCGATTTATTTAAAGCAGTATTAAAAGATTTAAGACCATTTTTAGCTTTGGCCGACAATAGCTCTATCAGAATTTCTATGTGTTGTCTATCCGCCATGCTACCCCTTTTGTCTCATGAATTTTTTCCACTCGTTTTTATCGTAATTCTGTGCTGCTCTAACAGCTATCGCGTCCTGTTTTAGCCTTTCAAATTCAAATGTTTTATGATTCGATAACGCCCTAAAACAATAACTGTAACCGTAGTCTAATCCTTCGCTGTGCCCTGCTTCAATAATTTCGCATATGCATTTAAAAAGTCCTGCACTAAAGCCGTTTTGATCTGCTCCACCACCTCGACCTTGTTTAGTTGGCGAGCAGTGCGAAAAAAAACAGAGTTCACCGCCTTGAATTTTTCCCAAATGACATCAATGTCAGAGGGGAGTAAATCGAGCAATTCTTCCTCTGTAATATTAGAGGCTACCGGGAGGACTTTTTTGCCAAATATTTCACGTATTTTTGCAAAAGTTAAACTATCAACATTGATATTTTTTTTATCGAAAATTCCTAAAATCTGTCTTGCCGTGAGTTCTTTAACGATAAAGGATTTATCGTTCCCGTCGAGTTTGAATGTTAATTCACCTTTAACGCCCGCCATTTTACCTCCTAAAGGTTTCTGTTCGCGCTGAAAAATGTTTTTCCTCAACGCCCTGGTTTACCTCTAATACAATCCTAAGTTATTTACCCTTCTGTCGTCGTCGTTGTCGTCGAAGTTGTTGTGGTTGTATGCGCCCGTACGCTGAAATAGGGGCTTGAAGCCTGATTAGCCACGTCAGAGAGACCTGTAGCAGTAATGCTCATGGTCATCCACTCCTCCCCAATCAACGGCAAAGCACCGTTCGGCTGGAGCGTACATTTATGGAAAGTCCAGATATAGTCTGGGCCAACGGGATTGTCTGAAACAAATTGTAGAGCATATTCTCCCGTAATGTTTTGCAGCCCTAATATCGTGGCTCCATTAGATTCAGCGGATTCGGTGCCCATTAGGTATTTCGCTAGATTCGTTGTGGCAAGTTCATCACAATCAAAATTAAGCACGTATTCAGTTTGAATTACAGATTCTTTATCTTTGGTTTTAAAACCTGTCTGTGAAGAATAATGTGGCAATTTTTCCACAGTTGGCTCGAATTCAATCGAGGGGCAATTACCCATCTCAGAGTAGCTAGGTGTGGTGCCGAGCCACTGCCCAATATACAATTTTCCTTTTCCTATTGCATAATTGTCGGTTGACGGTGGCGGTTGAGAATCATTTGGCATCTCTATATACCTCCTGTTGTGTGTAAGTAGTCCATATTAATCGTAATTTTAAACGCTACAAAAGGGTCCCAATGCCCAACCTCAGGGGAAAAAGCAATGCTCGTATTAAGCACTAATTTCCCCTGTCTTGGGTCGGCCAAGATAAGTTTTTTCAGCTCACTAGCCGTATCTGAAATCAATGAATCGGCGGTTGAATCGGCGGTATCATAAAGATAAATAAAACAATCAATACTTAATCCTGAGATCGTTTTAGCTATCGTCCCTTGAACGCGAGAAGAGAGTTTGTTCTTTGCCACCGGCATTCCCGATACCATACAAGCGAGGGGAAATTGAGTACTTGCAAAACCTTTTAAATCCTCGTAAGTGGCTAATCGCCGCGTTACAAATTTCAACGTCACGCTCTTTTTAAGTTGCGTTTCAAGATACTGAATAATTTGTTCACGCTGTGTTAAGGTGCTCATTTCGATTTTACTCTCTTAACATACATGTTAATAACTTGTTTCAAATCAGCTTGGGAGTACGCAAAGAAGTTTCTGTCTTTGTTAAGCCAATACGCTTTTCCAGAATTTGAAACTCCATTCTCGTCCGTCCCCGCCGAGAAGAAAATCCTCACACTCGTCGGTTTTGAAACCGCTGTCATCGACCCCATCATTGAGCCCGAATAAAACAAATCTACCGTAGTTGTGGGATAACCCCCTTTTGCTCGAAACAGTTTGTACCTCTCAGAATAAGATTTAAAAGGCGAACCCTCAAAATCCTTACCCGCTGAGGTCCGTAACTTAATCCTAGTTTTAATGTATTCACCGATCTCAGCAAACAAACTTTTCGACTGAAAAACAATTGCGCTTTTCAATCCCTTAATCGTTTTACCGAGACCGGTGATTTTCATGATCTGGCCAATCTCCGATACTGTTGGGCGAACTTTTCGTCCTGGTCAACAGTATCATCTTCATCCCAATCATAATGGAGGCCGAGGGCGAGAAGTCGTTGAAGCTCATTTTCATATCTTTTATTATAAAGTTTCATAAACCGCTCAAACCCGTCAGCCTCAGACATTTCTTTCATCAAATATTCGTAACATAATTCGAGAACTTTATACGCAACAAGTTTTTTGATTTGTGTGGTATCAAGCAGGTCTCCATCAAAAGGTGTCGTCGTATAGTTGAACCCCCTCTGATCGGCCTCTCCCCGATACCACCGAACCTCCAAAACCTCGTCAACGGTTGTAGCCGCATCAGTATGGTATTGATCCCAGCTTTCCACTCCCAGCTGTAATATTTGAGGGCGAATTGCCATTAAATCAGCGTCTGTTGTGTATGCCATTTTCTAAATTCCTTAAAGCTCGAAAGGTTCTTTCAGGCTATCGCAAACGTCAGGGACCTCTGGTGCAGGTGTGATTTCCTTGTACCCCATCTCAATCAAAACCCCCGCCACGGTTGACGAGTCGGTTTCAAAAGGAGGGCCATTTTTAGAAAATCTCGCTAGCGGTTTATTTACCTTTGGGTTCCAAACAACCGACGCTTGATCCGCTTGGGTCTTTACAAATTTTCTGATAACCGTTGCCTTTTTTGCCATAATAAAATCCTTCTATATGATTACGATATATACACTCTCTCGGAACAAACCGAGAAATACACTCCTATCACGCAGCCGTAGTTGTGGTTGTGGTCGAAGTTGTTGTGGTTGTGGTTGAGGTCGTGGTAGTAGGTAAAACATCTGCACCTGCTCCGCCCAAGCCCTTATCAATATCCTGAATGTATTCCCGCACTTTGGGATTCACCCCAGGATTATTCATAAGATCACGGCGTCTGCGGCCCATCATGCGTGCCTCTGCTTCGGTTATCGCCATTCACTTTCTCCTTTCTGTTGGTTAGGGGTTAGCTAGTAGAAAGACTAGTGATTGTCCCGTGAAATTCCTCAGGTCCATAATCAATTCCGATTTGACCATAAATCTGACCCTGTTCCGCTGCGCCAACTTTGGAAAGTTCTTCATAAAAAAGAACGCCCTTATCTTTAACAGGTAGGAACACAGGAGAGCAAACAGCGAGATCGGCAATGAGCAATGTGGCTGCTGGAACTCTAGGAGCCCATACAACTCCAAGTTTTGCAAAATCAGTTTCGATCTGATTAACGTTTACTCCACCGATATTTCTGTTCTCTGGAGCGTAACCAAAAATCTCAGAAAGCCGCTGCTTTTGGAAGGCGTTTACAAAAATTACCGGGTTGCGGAATTCTGCACCGTTACCTGCCATTTCACGAAGCAGCTCGTTGAACATAGCTTTAGTGAGGGTAGCAGATCCGGCTACGGTATTTGACGTGCATGCGGGTATGATTCCACCCATTTGAGCCGCAACACCGACACCTGTAGACTGTACATAAGTACCATTTAAGAATGAATATTCTGCGTCAACCGCGATCTGCCTCATGTTGGCAAGGATCTGGAAATCGCGTTCATTCTGAACTGGTTGAGCGTCTCCCAAATCCTGGTGACCGTATCCTGCTGATCCGTTTTCTGTGACCGTCGCCATGCGAGAAACAGACTGTTTTGCATAGGAGATATTCACTGCCTCATGGAAAATCTGGACGGTGTTAACGTCCTGAGTACGAACATAGGAAGTCGCTGTCGGTGCTGTTACAGAATCAGTTTCGGTAACTGATGGTTGGGACGGAGTTTCTAAAGCCCAGGGGGAGGCGAGAGAGAATTCAAAAGATCCAGTTGTGCGAACGTTGCCACCCTGGAGACCGCCGATCATGTTGAGAAAAGGAGTTTGATTGGCCCCAATGAGGAAAAGCTCCCCAGTATAATTAGGGAGACCCCATGAGGTTCCGACGCCTGATACGTTAGACATTGTGTTATGTCCTTTCTAAAAAAAATTAGCGACGAGTCGAGCTTTCTTTTTTTAGATCGAAGATACGGTTTTTCAACATCAAACTTTTTCCAACGTCACCCGATTTTCTCGCTTCAGCTAACTGGATTTCCAATTTTGCTATAGGCGTTCCGGCGTTTGCCCCACTAATTCCTCCCGTACTACCTGATCCGCTGATACTCCGAATCAGCTTATCTTTCCCAGGATATTGCTCAAAAAGAAATTCCATAGCCTCATCAAAATCAGCGGCTTCACCCATGTTTTTACGCGATGGGATCTCCTCGCCACGATTATCATAAGCCTTTAATATGGGAATTCCATTTGTAGTTTCTAC